CACGCAATCGGATGCGGTCTGCAACGGCTTGCGCTAGTTCCTGATCTGTCATGGTGCAGGCTCCTTAGCTGATATTGAAGAACTGATGCCCCGCTGAGATGATATACGGCACGCCGCTAACCGTCACAGTGCAAACAAAGTCGGCATCAGCAGCTTCGCCAGCCGGAACATCCGTCACCAAAGCGACCGCCGACAGAGTTCCTTGCCCCGATAACACAGACCATGTGCCAACGCTGGCATTTTGGAATGACCAGACAATACTGGAAGGCGTACCGGCTGAAACCGTGACAGTACAAACCGGAAAAGCCCACGACGACGAAAAGCCGGACGCGTTTTGGCTTTCCGGCGAGATTGATAGCACCGCAGCCGGAGCCGTCACGCCAGCACCGAAAAACGGCGCGCAAAAACTCATGGCACGTAACCAGGAACAAGCGCGACAAGCCAGACCAGCCCGTTCCACGTCGCTTGCAGCAGGTCAGTCCGATTGGCCGCCGTCGAAAGCGTTGCCGCCGTGTTGTTTGGCCAGCGGAAAGTTGCCGGCCAGGCCAGAGTGCGGCTGCCGGTTGCGTCTTGCGTGAAGCTGATGATGATAGTTTGCCCATCACGCGGGTTGTTGAGCGTCAATGTGGAGACGTTAGCACCCATGGTGACACGGAATACATTGGACAGCGCGCAATCAAGCGTAGTGGTAGCAGCAGCGGCGACCGTCACGGGCGCAGTATGTGCCGCCCCGTTAATTTGTAGCGCCTTGGAGTAGCGCGCCAATCCGCTGCTATCATAGCGCCAGTTGCCCCACTCAGTAGTGCCATCAGCCGCCAAAATCTGCACATAGGCAAAACCGCTTGTGCCATTGGCCAGCGCCCGAAAAGCCCCGCGCGTGCCACTGTTAGGCGTTTGCGCCGTCACTTCGCCGCCGAACGTGCCATCGTTTGCAACGGTCAAATCCGTGTCAACATCGACCGAGCCGGCTTCCAGAAGCCCGGCCACGGTCAACGTGGCAAACAGATCACCCGCCCGGCCAGCCAGTTGCGAATAACTAATTAGGCTATCAAACCGATCCCGCACGCGCATGGAATAATCCACCGCGACATAGGCCGTTGCCGGAGCGCCATTGTTGACGATGTAGCCGCCCAGTGTCCGGAGCGGTTGCGTTGCCGGCTGCGATTGCGCGCTATCCCACCAGACTTGCACCGGATAGACCTCAGGGTCTTGCCCAGCCACGCCGATGTAAACCTTGCCCGCGTTCAGGCCAATGCCCGTTGTCGGATCGGTGATGATGGGGAAGGCAGAAGTTACAGGCGTTCCGGTCATTGTGCATCCCCAGCGGCAGCAGTTGCGCCAGACGTTGAACCTTCCAGCGCGCCAATAAGCTGATTGCCAACGCGCTTCATGTTGCTAGGCGTAGGACGCAACAGCAAAGCGCGTGCAAGTTCAGGGTCAAGCATCGCCTCCCGTAGCACTACGCCAATCTGATCGTAATTGCCACCTGCCCGCGCAATACCCTCGACCAGCAGGCCAAGCATATTCGCCGCACCGCTAACCTTGGCACCGCCAGCCGCTTGCATCATGCCAGTAGCGGCCTTGCGCGCCACATTCAGAGCCACACCCGTATTGCGCGCCGTGTCGCTCCCAGCCGGACGGTTAGCCGATGCTGCAAAAGCCGCGCCGTCCAATTCTTCACGCACCAACTTGAACACGCCACGTTGCGCGTCGGTCAAAATAGGCGTGCCATTCGTGGCCTTAAGCACTTGGATTAGCCGCTTGCGGAAGCCGGCAATAGGCTGCACATTTTGCCCTGTTGCGGTAGGAGCGCCAACCGGAAGCCCGCCAGCATCCACCGCATAATTGCCAATCGCGCGCCGAAGCCCTGCCTCTGCAACGTCATTGCCTTTTGTAGCGGCAATCATGGAGCGAAGCATGGTGCCATTATCGCGCGCCGTAATGGCTTGGCGGGTGACTTCATCAACCGAAGTCGCGGTGTCACGCAGCCGGCCAAACGGGGACGCCTTGAACGCATCCAGCGCCGCCGCAGTTTCTCGCGCCCCAGCCACGTCGCGGGCCAGTTCAGGATAGGCCCGCAGAGTGTCAGCATAAGCCCGCTCAATGCGTGTTACATCAGCAGCCTTAGTCACGTCGCCCAACTGGCGGCGCACTTCTTCACGAGCCGCTTGCGTGGCAGCGTCAGGGCCGGCAGCCGCCGTCACACGCCCCGCAGCCGTTGCACCCGTCACACCACGCGGCACGGCCATGCTTGGCACCTTGGCAGCGTCTAGCGTTTCAGAACCAAACTTGGACTTACCCAACACGCGGCCCACTTCGCCCTCGCGGAATGTCTTCGAGTATTCACGCCATCCCGCCCGCGCTTCCCGCAAAGCCTTTGCACGATCCGGCCCCGAGGCATTGGCCGCAAAGCCTTCAAGTGCATCAGCCGCCCGCGCCGCAAGGCCCGCGCTAGTGCCATCCGATTGACGCAGCGCGCCCGACACTTGCCGCAGGTCACGCGCAACGCGGGTAATCTCATCCGCCGTCATGCGGTCCGCATTGACCACTTGCCCGATAAGACGACCAACAGCACCGTTGACCGGCAAACCAGCAGCAGGCGGGAAAAAGCTATTCTTAAGCGCCACAAGCGAAGCCTGGAACGGCGACAGCGTAACCAGACCTTGCGCGTTGTCAGCCTGTCCGCCCATCCACTCCATATCAGCTTGCGTCACTTGCGACGGCGGTAGATCGTTCACATCGCGGTAAAAGGCATCCCAATCATCAGCAGTCATCGACTTCGGATCAAGGCCCCGCGTATCAAACTCCCGCGCCACCGCGTTAAAATTCTCGTTACGCGCAGCAGCCTCAGCCGCCCCACCAGCGCCCGCCGTATTGAACTGCCGCTCCCCGCGCAGTTCGGCCATCAACGCGTCCATCAAGTCATTCTCAGCAACTTGGGCCGGCGCGTTAGGGTCGCTATTCGGCAGAAACCCGCGCTCTTGAGCGGCCATCACCGAGCTATCAAGTTCACGCGCCTTGCTGGCGGTATTGCTGAAAACACCCGGCAACTGCTTTGGGCCATAGCCGGCAAGAATAAGCTCCCGCCCTAGCTTGCTTTCCGGATGCACCGAACCAGGCTTAAGCACCAGACCGCGCAACGTGCCTTCACCGCCAGCACGAATGCCCGCCGCAGCATCATCAACCGGACCGGCACGAAACTGGCCTTCCATTGTATCGCGGAACGATGCAGCCGAGCGCAGGTCAATATCGCTTGTCGGCGGCGGCGCATCAATTTGAGGCACGCCAATTTCAACAATCTCATCACCGCCCGGCAAATTCTGATAACGCGCCGACGCCGCAGCCTTGGCCGCCTTTTCAGCATCGCTCAGTTGCTTGCGCAGCGCTTCACCAGACGCCTCAGGAACCACATCAGGCCCAACACGGCTAACCGCGCCCTCGACATTCTGTTCCATACGCGCGCCGACCGTGCCAGCCGCAGCCCGCACCGCCTCAGGATCGCCAGCGCCCGCCGCAGCATTAACCGCCGCCTCACGTGCCAGCATATTTTCTTGCGCCCGCGACGTGATACGCGCGCCATCCGCAACGCTGTTGTTGGCAACGGAACGCGACAAGCCGGCAATGCCGGGATCACGCGCAACCTCAGCCGTCAAAGGTTGCACACCCGGCACGGTAGCACGCCCGCGCGCCGCCTCAATGGCGGCAGCAGCAGCCGGCGCATCAAGGGCTTGCTCTTGCATCAGCCGCGCCGCTTGATCGGCTGCAAAATCCTTGCTCAACGGAGACAGCACAGACCGGCCAGCGCCCGCGAACATGGACGCCATGCTAAACGGCGCAAAACCACCCGCAACGCCTGCCGCAATCTGCCCAACAGGCCCCGCCCCGCCTTCACGCGCCACACCAGAGGCAAGGCCAGCAGTGCCACCCGCCACAGTCTGCAATCCTGGTTGCGCCGCAAGGAATTGACCGACCTTGCCCACCTTCCCGCCAGACCGGGCAAGAGCGCCGCCAATCTTCACGCCAGCGCCAGCACCACCCATACCGGCAAAAATATCTTCCACCAGCCGTTGATTGCCCGGCGTAGGATAGAAGCGGTCAAGCGCAGCAGACGGCGACAGCCCGCGCACAGTGTCACCCGAACCCGGCGAGGCAATATCAGCCAGCGCGCCAACGCCTTGCAGCGCCAGATCAACCGGGAACGCGGCCCCCTTGGCGACACCTTTAAGAGCCGTGAACATGGCAGGCGGCTTATCGGCGGGCTTGTCTTGCTTAGCCAGATTAGTGCGCACATAGGCCATCACCTGTTCAGGCGTGGCACCTTCAGGCGCGTTAACTTCGTACCGCTTACCGTTTGGCGCAGTCACCTCATAACGCGGCATTACGGCAACTCCCGCATTGAAAAATCGCCAGAACCCACAGCAGGAGCGACGGCCTTTGGCCGCGATTTCACAGGACGATAGCCATTCTCTGGCGAAAAATACCCCTCATCCTCTTCCACCATCGCCGCAATTTCAGCCCGCATGTTTTCCAGCTTTTGCAGCACAGTTTCAGGCGCATCACGCACGCTTGGAATAAAGGGCGCAAGACGCGGGAACTCAGCAGCCGACACCGCCGCGCCCGACCTCTGATTGATAACAAGCGAGCCAATGTCGGCAACAGCAGCGCGCGCCCGAACGCCTTCCTTGTCGGCGCGCTGCATAATAAAATCTGGCACATAATTCTTGCCGCCAAACGCATCTGGATAAGCCGTCGCTTCCCGCAATGCCTTTTCAACCTTGCTCAACGCCGTGCGATTTTCCTGAATAGCTTTGAACGCGGCAGGCGGCACAGGCTTAAGCGTGCGGCCCAAGTCACCCGGTCCGCCCGGAATGGCCTTCAGGTTGCCATCAGCCGTGTACTCATAGCCAGACGGGGCTTTCCGGCCGGCACCTTGAAACACCACGCGCCCACCCGGACCAGCAGCGGGAGTGCCGCCACCCTCGACTTGTGCAATAGCCGCCTGCAATCGCGGAATGTCAGCCTTCGACAGCGGTTGCGCCGGCTTCACACCGAGCCGATCCGCGACCGTCTTGATGTAGCCCGAAGTGTCATTGCCATCGCTAGGCGGTGCCCAACGGCTGATAATCTTGCCAACGCTGTTAAACCCGCGATCCATATAACTGGCCAGCAATGCACCTTGCGCCGCCGCGCCCGCTTCCGGCGTTTCAAACTGCGCAAACGCGCCATCAGTGCCAACATAGCCGGGCTGAGACTTGGCAAACTCACCATCGCGGATGTTGCCAGGATTGTTATTGCGCACCGAGCGAGGTGCAGACGGACCGCCAGCCATAGGCCCAGCGCCGCCGCTGCCGCCGACAGCCACAATCATATCCGAACCATCCGGTGCCGTGACCGTCTTATATTCGGGCTTATCAGGCGCGCGGAACACCTCGCCCGACATGCCGGTAACAACCGAAGCGCCCGGCGAGACAACCTTGCCCTCAGTCAGGTTGCCCAAGATTGTCTTGACCGCATCTTCACCCGCGCCGGCACCAAGCAACAGCGCCGCCATGCCCTTGGCCTGCTCAACTTCGCCCGCCTCAATCATGGCAAGCAACGCCTCAGCGCCCGCGCTTTCTTCACCCGCATCGCGGTCAGCCTGAATACGCGCCTTGAGCGATGCAACCGCAACCTCAGAACGGCCATTGATGATTGCACCCGTCACGCCGGCAAGCGCGCTCAAATCGGCATCTTTCTTGGCCTTTGGCACGCTCGACCAGTATTGCTTGACGGGTTCAATCAAATCCGGAAATTCCAGCGCCAGCCCGTTAATGCCTTCCGCAGTCGGATTGGCAAGCGCGGCCTGCACTTTCTGTTGACGCATCATGGCGGCCTGCTCAGCTTGCGCCTTGGCCTGTTCAGCCGCTTGCATTTGCTGCAAACCTTGAGCGAGATTGACCGCGCCCGTAAAGCCTTGCAGCGGGCTTTGCAGGCCGCCCATCATGTTCAGATAATCGTCCATATCAGCCACCAAACCGAGGAACGGTAACGCCCGGCAAAATCCCACTGCCCGGAATGTTTACGCTTGGCGCAGTGGCATAGCCCGTCACCTGTGGCGTGCGCGGCAAAGCGCCATACACACCCCCCGCAATCTGCCCCAGCCCGTTAAAGGCGTTGCTCCAAATGCCGCCTTGCGCCAGCGCATTAGATGCTTGAGCATTGCCCGCCGCACCCATTGCCGCGCCCTGCTGATTGACGTTGCCTTGAGACAATGTGGCACCTTGCGCCGTTGCGCCCTGCCCAACCTGGATAAGCCCGCCAAGGTTGCTCAATTCCTGCTGATACACCCGCGCCAGCGTATCAGCCCCAAAATCAGCCAATGACCGTTGCGTGTTGCCGCCACGAAGGCCGCCCGTTGCGCTGGCGTTTTGCGTGATAGCCTCGTTGCCCTGCCGGTAGAGCGATTGGAACAGCGGATTGGTGCGCAGCCCTTCAATGGCCGCCATTTGCTGTTCCTGCCCACCAAGACCGGCCAGCGTGTTAAACCGGCCAAGCGCCGCAGTGCCAGCTTCACGGAATGGCGCAAAGTCCGCACGCTGTTGCGCTTGCTCAGCCTGTTGCGCGGCAATTTGGCGATCCGCCGCCGCCTGTTGCGCATTGGAAGCCCGCTTGGAAGCGCCCGACGCAATGCCTGCCGCAGCAACCGAACCCACCGCACCAATCGCGCCTGCAATGACTGCTACTGGCATCAGACGATCTCCACAGAACCGCAAGCGAATTGCAGCCGCTGCCCTGCCACCGATAGCACAAGGGGGGCATCAGCATCAACCATCGCCGTAGGCAGCCCGGCAGCCAGCGCCCACACGTTGAACCAGTCCAAAGCCTTGTTGCGCTGGCCTGCCATCAACATCGAAAGCAGCGCCCCGGTTGCGCGTTTCCAGCACACAGGCGCATCATCGCCGCCAATGCCCATCGCCTCGCACGCATCCGAAAGCGCCCACGATTGCAAGTCAACCGCCAGCAGATCAAACGCGCCGACAACGCCAAAAGCCGGACCCGCCGTGACGGTGCAGATCGACGCCATTCCAGCCCGTTCAGCCAAGCCCCGCGCCCGTTCGTTAAAATGCGGAACCTTTGTCACAATCCGCACGCAATCGGTGTTGCAGAACATCCACCACATCGCATCGCGCGCCGCTTGCAGTGTATGGGCCGCCTCATCCGCAGACTTTGCCGGCCAGAACAGCGTATGAACCTCATACGCGCCGCAACCAAGCGACGAAAACAGAAACCCGCCGCGCTCAGTCGCCAACGCCACGTTGCGCGCATTATGCATGAACGACCGCAGATCGAGAACGCCTTCGCCGCCTAACAGCGGGCGCACATCAGCAGCGTTGCCGATTGCCTCGAATGGCGCAGCGTCAAAGGTGCGGCGCACTATCATGCGGAAGTGCTATTCGTAATAAGGCCATAATTGGCCAGCGCGGTCAGCAGGCTATCAAGCGCAGCATTGCCGCCACGGCTGCCCGAAACGGTGGGCTTGGCGATAGGCGTTGTTCCGTTGAAGCCGACATGGTTGTTCAGCCGCGTGTTCTCGTTCAGCGTGATGATGCCGGTGCCGGCCAGACGGACAATACGAAGGTTGCCGTTGCTGCTCGTAATGTTGATGGCCCACTCATTCGTGCCGTCGGTCAGCCGCAAATGGTCATCAGCAATGCTGTGGACGCGCAACGTCGTGGTGCCTTGGTTGGCGCGCTGGGCGACCGAACCGGCCACGCTATCGGACACAGTGACCTTGTTGTAGGTTCCGCCCGTATACGTGCCGCGGGTGTCTCGCCAATCCCAGTTGGTGCCAGTGCCTGCGGTCGGAGCCGGCGTGCCGTTGGCTTGGTCGAGGTTAAGGATGGTGTTCGTAACTGCCGTCACGCCGGGCGTGTCAGTGCCTTGAGCAAAGATGGCCCCTTGGCCTGCTGCGTAGGTCAGCGTGTTGGCATAGAAGCCGTTGTTGCCGGCAGTCAAACCGTAGGCATAAACAAGATTGCCGGTGCCACCTGGACGGAACCCGCCCACCACAATATCGTTATTGTCGGCCTTGACCGCGTTGAGCGCGTGACCGTCCCAATGCTGGCAGAACACGGTGATACCGTGCATCGGGCCACGATTAAGCGACACGTTGGCGTTAGTGCTGCCTTCCAGCGTCAGGATATGGCACGCCTTTTCAGGGGCGCTGTCAATCTGCCGGCCACGGAACACCATGCGGCTGAACTGCACATCTGCGGCTTCTGCAAGGTCGGTGCCGCTTACGCCGCAAGTCACTTCATAAAGCGACGTGCCGACGCAGCCTTGGCCAAACACATCAATGTCAACACCCGAAACACTGTCCACGACCATCGCGCGAGTGGCCACGCTGTTGCAGTTCAGGAACACCCCTACGCAGCCCGCGCCCCAATATTTCTGCTGCGCAACGCCTCCCATTTCAGCCGCGTATGGCGTGCGGATGCGAACCATCGTAATGGCCGCAGTCGCCTTCAATTCGGTGCGCAACGTCGCTGGGCCAGCGTCATGCTGTGCATCAATCCCGCTGCCCATGAGGATGACACGCGGCCACTTGATGTCCAGCGGCGAACCAATGGCGATCACGCCAGCCGGCAGCGTCACCACACCGCCACCCGCAGCTCCCGCCTCAGCAAGCGCAGCATTGATAGCCGCAGCGTTGTCCGTCACACCATCCGTCACCACGGTAGGCGCGAATTGCAGCAGAGTGCGGCCATAAAGCTCAGTGAAGTTGCCGTTAATCTCCGTCCGTTGGGTCAGGAACGTGCTGCCATTGTCCAAAATCTGTTGCGCCATGTCTCTATCCTTACATTAAGCCAGCCGCAGACGTACAGCGGGGATTGCAGCGTTGGTAGGCGTGCAAGCCGGAGCCGTGCCGGGCAAGCCGCTGCCAAAGGTTGACGTGCCGCGCTGCACCGTGAACGCTGCTGTGGCAGCCGCAGCCGGTGCGCTAAAGGCATACGCACCCGCGATTGCCACCGCGCGGAATGTCTGCGTGCCGCTGATGAGCGTAACTAGCCAATACAGGGTGCCGGCGCCTAGCGTTGTGTTGGCGACGGAGCCGGTCTTGTAGCCGGTCGATGCGCTGTCCAAGACAGACGTGCCGACAATCAACGTGCCAGGCGCGGCAGAGCCATTGTCCGCATAGACCGCGAGATAGAATTGCGAGGCGGCCAGAAGCGTGGTGACTTCGAGTGCCAGTTCGTTGATTGTCTGGTTGTGCGTCGGGATGTAGGGCAGCGCCTCAAAGCGGTTGGCCGCGCCGGCTGCTGTGCCAAGAGCGGTTGCGTTGAGCGTCGGCAGGATGAAAGCGCCAGAGCCTCGCGCCGCCGCGCCGTGAACGCCCGCCTGCATTGCCGTGTTGCTGGCAAAGAAGCCTGTGCCTTCGCTGTAGTGCAGTTGGCCGCCCGCACCGACGAAGGCGCTGTAAATCTCGAAAGCCGTGGTGCCGTTATAGTGGGCAACCGTCACCGTCGCAGGCACAGCGCCCTTGTTGCGGATAAACAGCGTCTTGACGTTACGCACGCCGCTGCCCGGCCCGGTTACTACCGCAGTCGTCGTGGCCGAAACCATTGCCGTGTCAGTCTGGCCAATCGTGACAGCGCCGCTAACAAGGTCAGCCCATGAAGCGTGAATATCCAGCGTTGCCGCTGCGCTCGATGTAACGCGAATTTCACTGCCGGATGTGGTCAGGTTCAGCATGTCAGATTACCCATGCGATTGCTTGCGGCGCATCGCTTCCAGCAGGGCCGGGCGGCCCCGGCGAACCGGCAGGCCCAGTAGGACCAGTTGCACCCATAGGCCCAGCAGGACCAGGAGGCCCCGGAGGCCCGCCGCCACCCCCCGCCACCCATTCAAGCGTTACACCATCATTCGACAGCACATTGCCCGCCTGCCCGTCCAAAGACGGAATGGACGTCGCCAACAATTCTTCAAACGCCCGCACAATGCGCGGATCGACAAGCTGGCGCGTCAACACATCACGGGTGACCTGTTCAACCACCGAGCGCCTCCACCCTCAAGTCAAGCATGGAAAACGAAGCAAACCCATCATCAGCGCCACGGAAGCGCAGAATGAACCAATCATCAGCCCGGAACCCGTTACGCCATTGCAGCATCGTTGTGCCTGCCCCGCGACGGCCAGCAGATGCGGCCCGCTCAGTCGAGAACGTCACGCCGTCAAAGCTATATGACCGGAACACTTGCGGATTGGACGGCGCGACCGAGAACGAACCATCCTGCCAAATGTCGCTATCATCCCAAACGCGCGCATCATCCCAAACAACGTCAACCTCTTGCTGGCCAACATCGGTAAAGCCCAAAGCTCCCCGCAACGTGCAATCATGCACGATCACGCGGCCTTCCGGGTTAATCTGTGCCAGCGTGTCAAACTGCCATCCCGCAGCCTGGCCATAATGCCGCGCCGCCGTGTAATCCCAATATCCCAGCCGGCCCAGATTATCGCCTCCAACAAAGCGCCCATTGGCCAACACATAATTGCGCGTTGTGTAAGGCAGGTTCATCAACGAACCAGACGCGCGCCGGCACCAGATAGGCTCCCCAGCCGCCTCAGACGCGCGGCGGAAATAGACATAGGTGAAATCTGGCAGATGCAGCAACAGCTTGTCATCATCCAGCTCGACAACGCTTTCCAACTGGATTGCCGCCGCTTCTACATCGCTGAGCAGAGCAAGGCAATCCTCTATCTGGCGCGAACTGATTTTGACAGTGCCGCCGCCGCTGGCCAGATGCACACCGAGCGCCTCATTCTTGCCGCCGCCGACGAAGGCAACAGTCTGCACGAAATAATCAATGGCATCGCGCCCCACCGCACCGCGCTCAATGGATGCAGACGGGATATTGGCAAACGGAAACCCATTGCCGCCGACATTCTTGAACACCTGAATTGTGAACCGCCCGAACACCAGCAATTCACCGCGCAGCCGAGCGAGGCCCGTTACAGGGTCAGGGTCGAACTCAGCCGAGGCATAGCGCAGCGGCCCCCACACAAGCGGGCTGCCCAATGTGCTGGCGACAATGAACGTGCCATCCGTCGAAAGCCAATAGCCGGCAAGGAATACGGCATCTTCAGACCGGCCCAAATCTTCATCGGTCACGCGGGTAAGAGTCGTCTTGTCCCAAAACCACAGCGCGCCATCACTGCACACGCCCAGCCGATCAAAGCTGTTATCCAACACCGCGGGCCGGTCGTCGTTGCCCACATCGCCCAGCACCGTAATAGCGCCAGCAGCATCAACCGACACAAGCTTGCTACCCATGACGCGGTAATGGACGCCATCCCACACCAGCCCGCCGCGATCAGCAAAGCCCGGCAGCCCTGGCCCGAATGACACAATGCCCGGAGACAGACGCAGCGTCACACGCGACAGGCCCACATCAAGAATAACCGGATCACGGTTAATCGGCAGCGAGGCCGCCAGTTCACCCGTGCGGCTGGCAAACGTGCCTTGAAGGAAATTGACCGTTGCCATTACACCGCCGTCACGTAATCAATGCCCGTGCCGCCCGCGTTGAACGAGGGCTGCACTTCCACCCAAATGGTCGTGGTGCCCCAATCGTTGAACTCAGCACCGTTATACTCGCTGCACACCATGGACGCGCGATCGGGCATGTTCAGATGGATGGCATCCGTACCGCTACCGCCCGTGCCATCGTGGCGGGTGAACACGTTGAGGCCGCGCGCAAAGGGGAAGCTGCCCCATGCCGAACGGACGTAGATCGCACTCGAAAGGCTGGCGAAGGTGAATGTGGCAACGTTGCCGGTAACGGTGCAATTCGTGGGGAACACCAGCGAGGTGAAGCCCGTATCGGTGGCGAAGTCCAAGCCGCCGCGATAGTCGCCAATGTATGCGCCGTTTCGGAAGGCCAGCGTGCCGCCGTTGGGGTTAAACGTCGCTTCAATGGTGTTGCCGACACGCACGGCAGACGTGAGGATTGGCCCGTTGGCGTCGTTGGCAGCATGGCCGCGCAGGAAAGCGACACGGCGGGCGATGCGCCGGGCCTGCATACCATAGCCGCTATTCGGATGGTTTAGCGGAGCGCCGTTGCTGGTTTGCGACAAGTGGTAAACGTCAAAGCCGGTTACGTTGACCGTGTTCGCGCGATAGCAGGCCGACAGATACGGGCCACGCACGAACCGCGATGGGTTGTTCGCTGGGATAGTGATAGCCTGGAGCCGGCGCAGTTCCTGTTGGTTGGCGTCGATGCCGCCCATGACGTTAATCGGGCAGATCATGCGCGGGGTAGGGCCGCAAAGCAGGTCGATAGCGTCTTGCTCTGCAATCAACTGTGCTTCATACCCCGGCGTCGGCGGAGACACGCGGCCATCAATGGCTTCGCGGAAGCTGCTGTAATACGGGCCGCCGTTGGCGCTGTTGGCCGGGTCTTGAAGCTCAAACTGGCCGCTAGTGTCCACGATGTAGGTAGGCCGGCAATAGGTCATCGCCAAGCCAAGCAGGAAGCGTTCGCGGTATGTCGGGTTGACTGTGAGGTTGTTGCGCGCCGCCTGCAAGGTGCCGCCCCAGCCGCTCAAGCCAAGCGTGACCGTGCGACCGCTCAGCGCCTGCAAAACGCCTGCAAGCTGCTTGTTGGGCGTGGCATTGGTGGCGGTCGTGCGGCGCTGCGTGCGGACGCGGGGCAGGTTGTTGGGCGAAATATCAAGGTCGCTCGTGGCGTATTGGTTCGTCGCGTCATACAGCCAATCGTTGGTGGGCGTGGTGTTAGGAACGCCGCTGCCGAGCGTGCCTTGCGAAACCCACATTTGCTGTGACAGCGATTGGCCAGTCAGCGCCAGATTGGTGCCGCGATACAAGATTGGCGAACGCGACAAAGCAATACTGCCCGGCGTTACATCCGTGCGGCGAATTTCAACACGGAACGCGCCGCCAGCCGGGTATTGCGCGTTTGTCAGCAGGCCAGTGGTGGCGCGGCAGATGACATAGCCCGGCTCGGACGTGTCCAACACGCCAACCGTTACGCCGGTCTGATAGTTCGTGACGGGCTGCTGATCGTGGCCGGTAATGGGCAGGCCCGTGCCTTCGTCGATAAACGAATAGTTGATGCTGCCCGATGCCGGCGCGTCGATGCTGCACCGGAAGGTGAGGACCATATCCAAGTCGCCGTTGGCACGGCAGCCCACGTTGCGGCCCGGCGCAATCAACTCAATGAAGCGGTCTGTTGCCCGGTTGCCCAGCATGAAGTCCGTAGACGACAGGTTAGCGCCGCCACGGTAGCCATAGGTGTTGGTGATGGGATTGGTTGCCGTGACAATGGCAGACGCGGCAACAAGGCGCTGGCCATTGAGATAGACCGTGCCGGTGGGCGAACCACCGTCCAACCCCTCATACTCAATAGAGATGTTATCGCCGGCAGCAACCGCGACGTTGCCCGTGACCGTGCCAAACGGCGTGCCCACGTTGGCTTGGTCGAATGACCGCAAGCCGAGTGAGCCAAGCGCGCCCGTGGTGTTGTCCAAGCCAGCGTAAATCCACCGGCCCACGTTGCTGCCGCCGACTGCCGTGATATGGTCAGCAAGGTTGTAGTTGTTCGACGAGCCGCCCAGCGTCGTTAGCGTGTTGCCAGTGCGACGAACACGCATGTTCGTAGCGGAGCGCGTGATGACGGCAAAGCCCTGCTGCGGGCTTGCCCCTTGGTTGCCGATGGCGTTGCCACCGCTGGCCGCAGTCGGGTCGCCCGTGCCAGTGTAGCGCAGCAACGAATAGACCGCGCCGCCTGCCTCAGTCGAGCGGCCAACAAGCCCACCAGAGCCGGCAAAGCTATCCCACACAGGGCCTTGGATAAGCACAGCAGGCGGCGAACCGGACGCGCTGCCAAGAAAGCCCGCAACGCCAAGGCCAAACCGAAAGCTCATGACACCACCACATGAAACGGCGTTGACTTAGGCGCACCATAGGCCGCATCCGACCATTCAGTAACAACAGGCCGCTCAGTTGTGCCCACCCCATCAGGCGATGACCGGTTGAGAAACCACGTTGTCACTTGCGCGCCATACTCCCCGCCAGATACCGCGCTCGACAGCGTATATCGGCCTTGCACCGCGTCACACAGCGTCAGCACGCTATCATCTAGCGTGTTCAGGATTGTCGCCTGCCATGCAACGCCAGCCGTCGCCGTCGCATCAGACAGCGCCAGCACTTGCGCACGCGGGGTTGTCGGTTGCCCACGGAAGAACGGTTGCCACGTCGAAAGCCACCGCGAACCAGATCCTCGCGCCGTTGACGAGGGAAAGCGCGACACCGGGACAACCGCCTGCCCGCGCATGGCAATCAGCGCTTGCATCCCGCGATAGCGCGTCTCAGCACTCGCAGCCTTGCCCATCGTCGGCATCAGATCAACCGCAAGTAGCTTGACCGCAGCAGACAGCGCCTCATCAGGCACGCCAGCAGGTTCCTCTAGGTCGCCCTGCCCGAACACATCAGGAAAGTTGTAACCAAGCGGGACATTGGGCTGCAATTCCAGCATCAGCGCATCGAGACGGCGCAGCCCGGTAAAGAACTCCTCAGGCGTGCGGTCAAACTCATAGCCGGCCAGCGAACACTCTTCATACGCCATATCGACAATGGCGCGCTTTGTTGCCGTAGAGACCGGCGACCAGGCCACGATTAAACAGCCTTGCGCGGGCGGCCACGGCGCGGCGCATCAGCCACAGGCTCAGCATCGTCGCCCAGCATGTCAACCGTCAGCCAACCGTCAGCAAACGCCTCAGCCTCAGCATCGGCATCAGCCACGGTCAAGCTATCCAGCTTCATGCCTTCCCACTCAAAAGCAGTGCCAGGCTTAAACAGCATCTTGGGAAATTCGTTCATCATACGCCGCCGACACCTTCCACAACATGGACCGAAGCCGTGCCGCTTGCCGTAGCAGCCCGCAACGAGCGCGCTTCACGATGCACACCAATGTAGATAACGCCTTGCACACCAGCCAGCAAACGCATGTCAGCAGCACTTGGCGCAGTTGTGTCAGCCGTGTTTGCCACGCGGATAAACACCGGGTCAGGCCCGGCATTACTCACAAGCAGCGCGTTGCACTGGCCACCGCTATACGCACCCAGCGCAATAACGGACGGAGTAGTGGTGGCGGAAATGGATTGGCCAGAGCCAAAATCAGGGGAAAAGGCACGAAGCAGCATAACGCCTCCAAGGCAAATGGGGGCCAGCCGAAGCCAGCCCCCACCCTGTTACTGGTTGAACAGGAACACGCCCGCCATCTGCGGATTGAGGTTGACCACCCCGAACCGCACCGACAGACGGAAGGTCGTCGCCAGCGTGCCAATGTTGGCCTGCTGGAACATCGCCATCCCGTAACCATTCTCCGTAGTGCCACCGGCCACGAGAATACCGCTGTTCTGCGGCACAATCAGAGGCGTCGGCAGCACTTCGTAGGCGTCACCCTGCCAGAACGGCGAGACAAGGCCCGTCGCAGTGTTCAGGAACGTCACCACAGCACCGTTAGCCGGCGCGACAGTGCAGTTCTTGTACTGGGTTTCCGCATAGGTCGGCGAACTGTCAGCCGAGATGATCGGCGGGGTGATTTCCACCGTGCCAGTGCCGCCCGCGCCCGTCACGATGCGAGTGATACGGAACGTGCGAAGCGCGCCCGTATCTTCCTTCGTGATGGCATGAACCGCATTCACGTTGGCAATGGTGAAGGCGTCACCCACCTTGACCGTACCCGACGTGACCGTGATCGAAATCACCTGGAAGCGGTTATCCACGTTCTGCGGACCGCCAGCAGTGTTGTTGACCGCCACCGGAACGTAACGCTGGTTTGCGCCGTTGATGGTGACACCGACGCCAGCAGCCGCCGTCAGACGGAAGCCATAGTCAGCCTTCGCAGTGTCAAAGCCGGCAACCGGACCGAGCAGCGCTTTTTCATACGCCGTTGCGGACTTCTGCAAGCCCGAAGTCTGCGGACGGCCAAGCTGACCAGCCATCGCGTTGTAGTGCGGCGACACCAGCATGGCCTTGCGGTCATCCATCGGCACACCCTGCGCGTTCATCACGTCATCAGCAGCGGCCAGATCATCAAACCCGGTCGGGGCCACGGTGCGACGAACCACCAGAGAGCCGGTGAGAGCCATCAGGTTGGACACCGCCACGTTGACTTGCGAAGCCAGCTTCTGCTTTGCGCCCTGCATGATGCGAGTGACCTGCTGGCCATCGCGCAGTTCGTTTGCGTTCAGCGTGAACGTGGTGTTTTCGATGATGTTGATCGGCGCAGGCACCGAAAGCTGAGTGACGTTGGCACCAGCCGCCAGCGAAGACGAAATGTCCAAGCCCTGCACAGACGGCATGATGTACGGCTGCGGACGCCAGATAACGTCAGCCGAGCGCTCAGCCGTCACGCTGTCAACCTTGTAGGTCTTGGCGTGCTTCGATGCCACGAGGCCATCTTCAAAGCCCGTCAGGACATCTTCAAATGCAACCGTTACTTCTTTGTTGAAATTACCCATGGGGAAGGCTCCCAATTAGTGTTTGCGTGAAGCTACCCGCGTGCCGCCATCTGACGCTTATACGCAGCAACAGCCGTGTAATCGCCAGTCTTGGCAGCGTTTGCGCGCAGCCGGTCGAGATGTTTTTCAGCAGAGCCACCGCTAACCGGGGCAGACCCGGCAACGCGCCGTTCAGGGGCAGGAGTGCGCTTCATGTTGCTCACCTTAATTGCACCTTCCAGACGGGCCACAAACGCACCCAGCTTTGCCGGATCGTTGATAGCCGCAACCGCTTCCAATTTGGCCGGATGCTTTGCCAGCGCGGCCATGACCAGATGCGGCTTATCTGCCGCCCTCACCACAGCCAATTGATGCGCAACGCTCAGCTTTGCTCCCACCACATCATCGACCTCATCGAAATCAATGCCGGGCAGTTCGGACTTGCCGTCCTGATACCGCTTAACGTCAGCCTCAATTTGCGCCTTGAATGCATCTTGCCGCTCTTTGGCCTTGGCCTTCGACGCCTCATGCGCCTCAACTGCCTTATGCCACGCAATCAATGCTTCGTCTTTTGCGTCCTCATCCCATCCGCAGCTTTCCAATGTCGGCTTTGGACCAGGATCAGGCGCTTCGACTTCCACCGGAGCGGAACCACCAGCCGCACGAAGCGCCGCCAATTCGCGGGCTTGTGCCTTAGTGACTTCGCGCAAGTGGCGCACCAAATCGCGCCCCTCAGGCTGCTTTTCCGGCTCAGGTTCGCCCTCAATAACAATGTCAACCGGCTCTTCATCCGCCTCCAGGCCTTCACTGTCGGCAGTACCAGCATCAGCCGCATCAAGCGGCAGCGCCTCATCATCATCGGCCACTTCCAGACCGTTCAAATCAAGCGCTTCGTCATCATCAGGCAAATCAGCCATCAAACACCCATCAGTTACACGGCTTTGAGGGAGCCGGCCCCATACGCTTTATGCCACACGCACTAACTGTTAGCAACCTGTGCCGTTTGTTGGCCAGCTTGCGCAATCGAAATACCCGCGTTGACCGCCGACACCTCAGCATCCGTCAGCGTCTTGACCGTATCTGCCTCCAGCTTTTCAGCTTCCAGCGGCACCTTGGCCAGCTTGGCTTGCGTTTCAGCCGCCCGCGCTTGGTTCAGCATCGCTTGGCTTTCCGCCAGCATCACTTGCGCTTCAGCCAGCATCTGTGACGGGTCAGGCTTGGCCTGTTGCGCCAACTCAGCCTGCTTTTGCGCTTCCTCTGGCGTTGGTTCGACCAGCCCCATGACCACAGCCTTAGCGCGCACCCACTTCTTCAGGTCGCTGATGCCTTCGCCGTCCATGTTCAGAACAGCCGTCATCAAAAACGCATTGCCAAGCTCTTGGTTGCCCATAGACGCAGCCTGTTGCGCGCCCATCATGCTGGCACGAACCGTCTTGTCACGCCGCGTCGCCGTCGCCTCCGTCACGTCAGCAACAACCGCATATCGCCCACGCGTCACATCGTTGCGCACCTTGGAGACACCATCAACCGTTGTCTGTTGAACCAGTTTCACCAGTTCATGCCGGTTGTCTTCATTCATCGTTTCGACAATGCGGCCCTTCTCAAAATACACACAGCCGGCCATCTTCTGATAAAGCTCGCCCTCCCGCTGCACAGACTGGCGCATGTTATCCATGTACGTTTCAGACCGCTCATCAACGCGCGTGGCGGCAATCTCCATTGCCTCAGCAGAGACGTTGGCGCGCACTTGATCCGCGTTGTTGTCCATACCCGTCAATTCGGCAATGTCATTGGCCATCACTTGCAGCAGGCCAGCAACCACAGGCGGCACATCAGGCGGCTTGATGTAGCTAATCGGCCCGGTTGGCACCATTGCACCATCCGGCCCAAGAATAGGATTGACCAGCGCGTACGGGTGGCGCTCGACGTTCATTCCTGCCCAATGATCTTCAAGGCCCGCAACTTGGTCAGGCGTGAAGATTGGCACCTCACGCGGGCTAAGCGCGTTCATCTCGACCATCTTGGAGATGGCAGCATTGTAAACGCGGCAGGGGTCCATAGCCAACTGCACATGGCCACGCCACCGCTCTTGATTGTCCACGAAGAACCGATGCCCATACACCGGAACAACCGGGATCATGTCACCGGCAATGTAACGGTCGCGCTCATCAACGTCATCATCCAGCACCTCGGCGCCAGACATAATGTATTTCTTGACACGCTGGCGCTTCACGCGGCGGCGCTGTTCGATCTTCCAGCCCATCGCCCGGCGCTCATCAAGCGAACCTTCGTCAAAGTCGCTCAGCCATGCACGCTCAGGCACCGTATCAGCCAGAATAAGCGGGGGCGTCATCACAAGCAGCGTATCAGACACCTCACAGCGCAGGTAATACTCAGCCACAAACATCATGTCCGGCGCAAACCAGTCGTAAGCCGGCTTCCAGATGCCTTCAGGCCACGAGCTATGACGGCCCGGCCATTCAGTCTCAAAGGCGCGCCGCGTGTAACCCGTCATCACGATGCACCACTCAGCATCAGCCTTGTCATATAGCTTGCTGTTCAGGTCAAAATACACCCGTTGGTCAGCATCAACGATGACGTCACCCGGATTGACGCGCTTTGTATCATCCTTGGGGTCCGTCGCATCCGACCACTCAGTCCGCAGCCGATACGCGCCATAGCCACCCGAAGCCGCTTCCATGAACGCATTGTCGCGCGCTTGCCGGCTCTTGAAATGATACGCATCGGCGCGGTGCAGCCCTTCCAGCAGTTCAGCATCTTCTTCAGACGCCTCGCCGCCGACCGCACGATAAGACACCGTGACCCGGTTTGCCCGATAATCGTTCAGGATTTTCTCAAGGCCACGCGCCGCCTTGTTGATTTCAACCCGGACCGTGTTAGCGAATGTGTCGGCCCATTGAGGGTCTTCCCACATTGCGCCTGGGATAGCCACGAACCGACGAGCCGCCAGCGATTGCGCCCGCAATTCCTGTTGCGCAGATGACGCCTCATCAAACCGTTGCAGCGCCAGTTCATGAATTGCGGCTAGATCGTCCATATCAGCCCCCTTATCACGTCATGCACGCCGCGCAAAGCCGGTCCGCATGGTGGGCATACGAACAGGCGCAGGCGGCGGCTTGCGTGGCGCAGTGATAGCCGGGAACAACTCAGCCAGCGCCCATATCAACGCATCGGCACGGTTAGGCGATTGGCTGCCAAGATAACCCGTTGTTGAGAACGCGCATAGCTCATCCTCTAATTCAAGAAACCGGCCAGCGTGACGGACCTTGCCTTGCTCATACAGCGCAGAGAACGGCTCAGCCCGCACATGCTTGCCACGGCTGGCAGTCACAGCACGGAACGGCGTGCGAGGCCGCGCAGACTGCACCACCATGCTCACCATGGCCCCGCCGTAGTTCGTTTCGCCCACCACCGCATCGGCCTGATGACGGTCAAACGCACTGGCCACCACACCGCCCCATGTCGCCGGCCCAGCCTTTACGGTGCAATCTTCAAGCACATAGGCCACTCCATCAACGCCCAGCCCAGCAACCACAATCCCGATTGCGTCATTGTCCGCATTGTCAGCATCG